GACCTGCATCGTGGGATTATGATGCAATCAAAGAAAGAATGAGAGGTAAATCAATTGTCTTTTGTTTACCTGGAAGGGGATGTTCATATGCATTCATGAAGAATTTTGTACAGCTTTGTTTTGATCTTGTACAAAATCAGATGAGTATTCAGATCAGTCAAGATTATTCATCAATGGTGAACTTTGCTCGTTGTAAGTGTCTTGGAGCAAATGTATTACGTGGTCCAGATCAAATTCCATGGGATGGTAAATTAGAGTATGATTATCAGTTATGGATTGACTCTGATATTATTTTTAACACTGAGAAGTTCTGGCAATTATGTGATGTAGCTTTAGGGGAAGATGGAACGGAACGACCTATCAGCGCTGGGTGGTATTCAACTGAGGATGGCAGAACTACATCCGTTGCTCATTGGTTAGAGGAGGATGATTTCCGTAATAATGGTGGTGTAATGAATCATGAGATGGTAGATGGTATTTCAAAGAGAAAGAAGCCATTTACTGTTGATTATACTGGATTTGGATGGGTTCTAATTCAGAAGGGTGTTTTTGAGAATGAAGGTATGAAGTATCCATGGTTTGCTCCAAAGATGCAAGTATTTGAGAGTGGTGCCGTGCAGGATATGTGTGGAGAGGATGTTTCGTTCTGTCTTGATGCAATTGAATCAGGATATGAGATTTGGTGTGATCCACGGATTCGAGTGGGTCATGAGAAAACCCGAGTTATCTAAAGTACGAATGGCAAATCAATTTAAAGTTGATCAAACTGTTGAATTTGCTTCAAGAATGACACTTATTACTGAACATAGTAGTGATAAGTACTTGGAGCAATACCGACAAAGTTTAGAGAATCGAAAAAGATTAGAATCAATTTACACTGAAGAGAGTAACTAAATTATGGCAAAACTTAGAAAGTCATTATCAGGTCAAACAATGATTGAGTCACTACCAAAGAAGACTCGACAAGGAATGGGTAAACATACCAAGTTATCTGCTAGTTCTAGTAATCCTAAGAAAAAGCGTTATCGTGGACAAGGACGGTAGATATAAACTCACTGTTGAGGATGAGTGGTCATCAATTCATCCTCAAGATTTATGGGTTTATAACAAGTTACAAGTGAGTCGGGTATTAGGATATGAGTGTGGGCCAGTTGGTCTTCTCGTACCTAGACCCGATTTTTATATTATAAGACCATGTATTAATTTTATGGGTATGGGTCGTCATGCTCGTATTGAATATCTTAATGGTGATACTGAACATTTACATCCAGGTGAATTTTGGTGTGAAGTATTTGAAGGAGAACATATATCAGTTGATTATTACAAAGGAGAACAAGAGTTAACTGTAAAGGGTGTGAGAGACCCTCAGGACCCGTTGTATAAGTGGAAGAAGTGGTATAAGGTAGATAGAGAGATACCATTACCTAAACTCTTACAGAACTTAGATTATGATTGGATCAATTGTGAGTTTATAGGTGATAAACTCATTGAGATACATTTAAGAGGCAATCCAGACTTTAGATATAATAATGATTCAGTCATTCCAGTATGGGAAGGAGATGATGATAAGATATACATAGAAGATAATGACTATCATAGACTGGGGTTTATTATAGATGGATAACAAAAACTTTCTTAGAGAAATTAATAACGATCAGAAGACACCAAAGAATAAGAAGAAGATTCGTGAAGATGGATTTTACGAAGCAAATGAAGCAGATTATAAAGACTTTTGGGAAAATGAAGATACTAAGCAAACTTTAATCGATTAAAACTCTAAGGTTTTTGTAATAAATAACTCATAATTGTTGTGGACAAATTACGTGCCTGTCCAAAGAGTCAGTCAAGGGTTTAAGGATGTAAGTGCATCATTTAAAATCAACCCAGTAAATCTAGATTTAATTGTAGTACGAAATGAGAATGCAATTGCACGATCTATTCGTAACTTAATTTTCACTATTCCTGGTGAGAAACCATTTCAACCTAGTGTTGGTTGTCAGGTAACTGATTTGTTATTTGAAAATTTAGATAGACTTACTGCTAGTTCTATTCAATCTCAGATTGAATATACTATCAATAGATTTGAACCTAGAGCAGGTTTGAGAAGTGTAACTGTCAATCCAAATTTTGAAGCCAACATATTTGAAGTCACTATCAGATATGATATTATTGGTTTGGATATTGCTCAACAACAATTATCATTCGCATTACAACCCACTAGGTAAATGCCTTTAGTAAATTTTAGCAACTTAGATTTTGATCAGATAAAAACTTCTATAGTTGATTATCTTCGTGCAAATACAAATTTCACGGATTATGATTTTGAAGGATCTAATTTAAGTACAATCATCGATACGTTAGCTTATAATACGTATATCACTTCATATAATGCCAATATGGCAACAAATGAAGTATTCATTGATAGTGCGACGTTAAGGGAGAATGTAGTATCTCTTGCACGTAACATAGGATATGTACCTAGATCAAAGAAGTCATCAGTAGCAAGAATTAGTTTTACAGTAAATGTATCAAATACAACTGCTGTAGCTATAACACTCAAGGCTGGTGAAGTTGTTGCATCTAGGTCAACTGGTGTCAACAGTATGAAGAATTTTACATTCTCTATACCAAATGATATTACAGTCCCAGTCAATTCTGCAGGTTTTGCAGACTTTTTCAATATTGATGTATATGAGGGAACATATGTCACTCAAACATTTACTGTCGATACTGCCAATACTCAACAGAAATTTATATTACCTAACTCTGGTATTGATACTGATTTATTATCAGTTGTCGTAAGAGATACTAAAGACTCAACTGTAACTAGAAAGTTTGAATTATTTGATAGTTTATTTGACGTTACTGCATCAACTAGAGCATATTTCATTCAAGAGATTGGACAAGAGAGATATGAGTTGATGTTTGGTGATGGTATTTTTGGTGTTGCATTAGAGAATAACAATTATGTTGAAGCAAGTTATATTATTACAAATGGAAATTTAGCAAATAATATTAACCAGTTCTCATTTATAGGTAACCTCAGAGCTAGTAATGGTGATGCTGTTAGTTCTGGAGTATCCATTATAACCACAGAGGCATCATCTGGTGGTGGTAAATCAATTGAATCAGTTGAATCTATCAAAAAATATGCTCCTCAAATCTATGCATCACAAAACAGAGCAGTAACTGCTGCTGATTATGAAGCATTGATTCCACAAATCTATCCTGAAGCGGAATCAGTTTCAGCGTTTGGTGGTGAATACTTATCCCCACCTTCTTATGGTAAGGTGTTTGTAAGTATCAAACCATATAATGGTGTCTTCTTATCAAGTGCAATCAAGCAAAACTTACAACAGTATATGAGAAATTACTCTGTTGCAGGTATTTTGACTGAGATTGTTGATCTGAAGTATTTGTATATTGAATCAAATTGTAAGGTATACTACGATGCCAATTTGGCACCAACTGCATCATATGTTAAGGACTTAGTTCTGAAGAATATTGTGAAGTATTCTGAATCATCTGATGTCAATAAGTTTGGTGGAAGGTTCAAGTATTCTAAGTATCAACAGGTAATTGACCAAAGTCAAGAATCTGTTATGTCAAACATTACAAATATTGACATAAGAAGAGACATTAATACACAATTGAACACATTTGCTGAATATGAATTGTGTTTCGGAAATCGTTTTTATATAAAAAATCATGGACATAGTGCAAATTATGATGGTAGTATTATTGGATATAATATTAAGTCATCCGGTTTTACTGTCAGTGGTATTAGTGGAACTGTATACCTAGGTGATAAACCCTATGGTGATTTGACTAAAGGAACAATATTCTTGTTTAAACTGAAGTCTTCATCAGAACCGTTTATTGTAAAACAAAATATAGGTACAATTGATTATATGAAGGGAGAGATTAAACTAAACCCACTTAATGTCATATCTACGATAGTGAATAGAGGGGCTCCTTTGATTGAAGTTTCTGCTACTCCATACTCAAATGACGTGATTGGACTCCAAGATCTCTATCTACAATTGGATGTAAATAATACAACAGTTAACGTTATCCCTGACAATATTTCTTCTGGAAATGATGTATCAGGAAGTAACTATATTGTGTCTTCAAGTTATGGTTCTAATGTGTTGGTTAGAGGCCAGTTGATATTTCAAAATGAAGTAACACCTAGCCAATTACAATCTCGTCCCAACATAAACGTTACCTCAACTTCAGGTATAACTAGAAGAACAAGATCATCTTACTAATAAGAAGACCGAATACAAATGACAGTAGATAGAGTTAAATTCCAACAAATTGTTGAGAGTCAACTCCCTAGGTATGTTAGGGAAGATTTTCCGTTGCTCGGTGATTTCTTAAAACAGTATTATATCTCTCAGGAATTTGAAAGTGGTCCTATTGATATTCTTGATAACATCGATCAATACGTAAAAGTTGACAAATTATGTGATGTTGTTGATTCTACTGTACTGACTAGATCAATAAACCAAGTTGAGGATACTATTGATGTATTTTCAACAGAAGGTTTCTCTGAAAATAATGGTATTATACAGATTAATAATGAGATTGTATTCTATCAAACTAAAACTGAGACTTCATTTGTAGATTGTTCTAGAGGTTTTAGTGGAGTTACAACATATATTACTCCTGGTACACCTGATGAACTGACATTTTCTACATCAGTTGCAGATACTCACTTAATTGGTGCAAATGTAAAGAATTTAAACGTTCTTTTTCTGAAGCAATTTCTAACTAAACTAAAAAAACAGGTAACTCCAGGGTTTACTGATAGAAATTTTTATCCAGGATTGAATCAAAGAAACTTTATACTCAATTCTGATAGCTTTTATAAGTCAAAAGGTACTGAACAATCATATGAAATACTTTTTCGGGCATTATATGGTGAAGATGTAGAACTTATTAGACCATCAAAGTTCCTTTTAACACCATCTAATGCAGATTATAAGGTTACCAAGGACTTTGTTGTAGAAAAACTTGAAGGGGATCCACTAGAATTAAAGAATCTTACCATATATCAACAGTTAACTGGTGCAAGAGGGTCTGTTACCAACGTACAACAGATACCTTATGAGGATTTCCAATACTATCAGATCAGTATTGACTCAGGTTATGATAGAGATGATGATGTAAGTGGTTCTATTTTCGGTGAATTCAAGGCAAATCCACTTACAAAAATCCTAAACAACGTAAGTGTTGGTTCAACTATCATTGATGTTGACTCTACAATTGGATTTCCTGAGTTTGGTACCCTTAGTGTATTAGATATTGACGATAATCAGGTATCTATTGCATATAGTGGTAAGACTTCGAACCAATTTTTCAATACAAGTGGGGTCACTAATAAACTTTTAAAGAAAAAAGACATAACTTTAGATACGTATTCGTATGCATACGTCGGTATTAGTACTCAAAAACAAATAAAAGTTAGATTTACGTCTACTATACAAGATTTTATCCCAAAAGGACCCAATTTTTACTATAGAAAAAATGATACTGTAGAATTACAGTCTCTTGGGTATGAATCTGATACAAAAAAATCCAATAATTACGTATTAAATGTAAAAACTTACTGGGATGTTGTAGAAACTAACGTTATTGATGCAGATGCCTTTGTATATGAGTTCAAATTCCTAAAAGATCACTTTTTAAGAGAAGGTTATCAGGTAAGATATGAAAATTTAGACGGAACTTACTCAATTTTTGGTAAAGTTTCAAGAGTTGTGTCCTCAAGAGAAGTCAGAGTGACTTTTGCACAACAAATTAACCTAAAAGGGCAGTATATTATAGAAAATCAGACCTTAAAAGGCGATTCTCAGACATATCCTTACTTAAACAATTACATTGCGAATGTTCAGAACACATATAGCAAGTATGATGGTGATTTGATCATTGCTTCCAACTCTATTGCACGTTATAATAACATTGAAACTGATCCTTATGACAAAAAAATAACTTTTAGTGCAAATCTGAGTTCAACAGACATTCTTATCTTACCAACTAACCCTACAACAAGGCCAGATCATGGCTTTTATACGGGTGATGCAGTATTTTTTACATCTGAGGGTAATGGTTTTGAGGGTATGCCTTCAGCATCATACTTTGTGTATAGAATTGATGAGAAATCTATCAAACTTTCTAGAAGTAAGGCTGATTTGTCTAGAAAGATTTACATTACCTTCAATGGTTCTGTAGTTAATGCCTCTGTTGCATATCTTGATTTTTATAAGAAGAATATAGAACCTCAAGGATTGTATAGACAGATTTCAGTACCTATCAATGATCAGAACTCTTATACCACTAGAGCCGGTTATA